ATAGGTGGTGCTTCCTCGCTTTACTGAGTATTTGTCAAAGAGCGAGTGGAATCCAACCCATTCTCCTTTTTTCATACCATCGTTGCGTAGTTCGTAAAGTTGCTCTTTTACTTTTTCTATGTCAAATATAAATTCTCTCATTTTGTAAATTCTTGGTTGTAGTCTTGTTCTTTGTGTGCGAATGATTCTGATATTGCTTTTTGTTCAAAGCACTGCTTGACATAAAATTCTTTAATCTTTTTGCCTGTCAGCCCATTCTGAACCATCATTTGGTAGATGATTTCAGGGTTGGCGTTGATGTGTTCTATGCTCTTTGCTCTTGACACAAACTCGTATGGTCTGTCCTCTGAGCCCTTGTAGTGGTTTACGTATGATTTACCATAGGTAACCTTCCAAGCAAGCTGAACCTTGTATAGGTATATTGTCTGAAACAATGGTTGCTGTTCTGTACTTTCCTCCATCTTGTTATTCTGTGCAGTAGCAGTCGCCTGCTCCTTCGTTAATCTGTTGGATTGTCCGTAGGCATACTGGGCAGGGTTCTGTAGTTTCTTTTATCATTTCTCGTTGGTGTTAAAGCGTAAACTGTAGTATTCCTCTGCGATGCCGTTATTAGGGTCAAGGCGCTGCATCTCCATACCCGTGTGAAATGCCTCTATGATTTCAGCCATCTCTTCTTTTACCATCAGCGAACGGATGGCATACCAAGTAAACTTATCCTTCGGGGTATCCCAAAGTAATTCAAATAGTTTTTCGACTGGTGTTCTCATTTCTCGTTGGTGTTAAAGAGTTAGTTCGTTTTCGTTTAGGATGCGGTGAAGGGTGGTGCGAATCTTCTCATACGTTTCGTGTTCCATATCGGGCATTGAGTCAGGAGCGTACTTGGTCAAGGCTCGCAGTTCGTTATCCATTACCCACATAGCGTACTTCCATTTAGCACCATTGACTGCATCTTGGAACTCCTCTTGCTCATCGGGTAGGTTGTAAACGAGTGTTGCTTTCATTTCTCGTTGGTGTTAGTATTCCAATAGTATTCGCACTCTCCATCCTTAATAGGTGGGTTCATAAAGTAGGATTGCAACATTCCCGAAGGGGCCGTGTAGCGGTAGCAGGTCATCTTGAGGTCGCAATCTGCGCCACTACATTTTGTGATGTCGCTCATCGCTTTGTGGTTTTATCGTACCATCTGCGATACATCGCTGCCGCAACAGCAATACGTTGTGGGTAGAACGGATAGTCAGGCTTGAGTTTCGCCATAGCTATTCTCATAAACTGATTACGCTCATCAATTAATATCTTCCTCTGTGTCTTCATAGTGTTCTCCGTTGTTTCCATTTTGTCCGATTATGTCCATCCTTGAATTTAACTCCTCTTCCCTCTCAGCCCATTCAGCATCGAAGATTCTACGACTCAGCAAGTCCTCTTCAGACTCCTTTAACTTTCTGCTACCGCCAGATGTTTTCTGGTTGTCAACGTGACTCTGGCTGTCGCCTAAGTCATCCCAATATAAAAAACGGAACTTGTTATCCATAGTATTGGTGATGAAAAAGGGGGCATAGCCCCCCTCAACATTCAGCTATCTAACATTGTTAGAATGGGAAGTCATCAGACCCACCATTTACAGGGCGAGCCTTTGGGGTGTAGGCTTCCTGTACCTTTAGGTACTTCTCGCCATCGCGCTTAGACATAAGCTCCAGGTTAACCCAGCCGCTTTCGTTTTTAAGACCATCGATTTTCTCGAAGTCCTTTGGCCCGAAGGCGATTTTGACGATTTCGCCATATTTGGTCTTGACCACTTTGGTCTTCCCGATAAAAATTGCAGTTTGTTCTGACATCTTTTTAAATAATTAAGATAAAATTAATTGTTTGATATGTTCATACATATCCTCTAACCTTCGAACCTTGATTTTGAGTTTCTCCACATCATCGTTCAAGTCTTGCCCTACGTAAAGGTCTTCGAGTGCTGAGAAGCAAGCGAAGTACGCCCTTTCGTAGGACTTGTCTGCATCTAACCAAGATTCGTGGCTACGCTCATAGTCGTAGACACTCTTCCTGTCGATGTTTAGGATAAGTGATATTTCAGTACCACCATATCCGTTCTGCTTAAGTAAATTAACGGTAAGTCGTTTTGCTCTCGTTACGCTTTGGTTCTTCTTTGGACTCATAATAAGTTCTTGGTCAACCTCGGTATACTGAGAAACAGTCTCGATAATTTTATAAAATAAAGTTTCTTGCATAATTGTTTGTGTATTCTCCATCTAAGAAAAGACCTTCGTATAACTCTATACTCTTGTTTAGTTCGTAGATGCCGGAGTTGATGAACTCTTGACTGGAAGTAAAAATACCAATCTCATAAGGCCAACTCTTTTCCACGACTACAAAGATAAAAGATTCTACTTCAAATAAACTACTATACAATGCAGCCTGCTGATTATACAAAAGATACTTGGCTGACTTGGCGAACTCACTGATGGGCTTTGCTGTCGTCTTTAGGTCCACGATGTAGTCCGATTGCCAGTTCTCCACAAGCATATCTGCCTTGGCCTTAAACTTATGCCCTTTGTAGAGTCCGACCTTCGGAACCTCCGGCCTGCCTCCAAGCATTAACGCCTGAACATCTGAGTTATTCTGTAGGCGCTCACTCATACCAAGGTAGTCTCTGTAGTCAGACTGAGATAGTATCAAGCTATCTGAGTTCTCTTCTACAAACTCTTGGTATACTTTGGTGCGGGCATCCCTACGGATATCACAAACAACTGCCTTATCAATACCTTCAAGGACAAGTGAGTGCACCGCCTTACCGATGTCAAACGCTTGGTTCGAGCCTTGCTGCCACTTACCGGTACGCCATAGATGGAACTTGGTAGGCGACTCACGAAGGAGTTTCAGGGAACTATTGGACAGATATTCTCTGTCTGCATAGTATGCCTCATCATCCTTAAAAATATCTTCAGTCATTTAGCATTGATTCAAGTTGGTAAATAACCTCAACGATATGTTCTTTAGACATTGACATAAGGTATATCTCATTGTCCTCATCAAACACTTGGAATAGGTCAACCACTTCTCTGCCTTCCTGCTTCTCGAAACGTATCGTAAAGAAAGTTCCGTTGGTCATTGAGACGGTGTGTGAGTTGACGAACTCGTTGTCGTCTTGGTTATCTAAATCGCTCATTGGAATATAGATTCGTATTGCTCTGCCGTGTAGGTATACTTGCCTTCAAGTGCAGACTTCACGTGAGCCTCTTTTCCTTGCGTTACAGCCTCTTTCATAGAGTCAAGGATATCTTGGGTCAAAGGACGCTTAGAAGATGCAGCAGGAGGCGAATCTTGCTTCTTGATAGCCATATCGACCTCATCGGCTGTAGCGATAGAAGTGTCGATGCCAATCCCTAAGAACCCAAGGGCACGACCTACGGCTGAAGTTTCGCAGTTCTCGACATAAGACGTTTGGTTGATACGGCTTGATGCCTTATCCTCCTGAGCCATACCCTGAGATACTACCAGCCCCTCAGCGTTCAGGATGCTTGCTCGTACTACGCAAGACTCAGAGTCGATGTGCAGTAGTTCGGTATGGATTCCATACCCAGCGTATGCTGGGATAGAACGAAGGGCTTTCACACGCTGATTGACTTCAACGTACTCCTTTCCCTTGATGTTAGTGGTTTTGAATTTATAAGTGCTCATAGTTATTTAGTTAAGTTTAGACAAAGATAATATAAAATTGGTTAATCGACAAATAATTCCACTTGTTTCCCTACATATTCTTTCAGTCGGAGTAGTTTAGACCTCAGTTCCAGCACCTCTGCGCGTAATTCTTGGATGTCCTTAATCATAGCATCATCGGCATTGAATAGGTCTCCCTTGACAAACTTACTCACGCATAGCACAGCATCAGCGTAAAGGTCTCGGTAGTCTTGGTAAATCATACAACCATCGTGAGTACGCCGATAGTGGTAGGCACTTGCTCTGTCCATATCCAAGCATCCACCTATTTCGGGGTAACTTGAATACTTGTACACGGCATTGACAAATGCCCTTCGGGGCATTACACTCTCTGGTCTTTGGCTTTTCTCGTTGCTGTAGTTAGTGTTTCTGGCGATGAAGTAGTCCCAGATACTTGTTAATTCTGACTGATTGATTTTTATTTTATGTTCCATTTTGTTTTTTGATGTTAGTGTATTATATTATACTATTAGCAATAATAGTATACTATCTATATTATTATAATATAGGTTACTCGTAAGAGTAACCTTATAGTGTAATATAGATATAATAATATTATACAGGGTTTTTGGGGTTCGCTTACGCTCCCCTTTGTAGCAACTCATTGATGATTGTTGCTTGTTGCTCGTTCATTGCAGCAACCTCTTCGTGCAAAGCCTTAAGTTTTGCATACTCAAGTTTCGCATTGTCAAGCCTCTCCAATGTATGAATAAGGTCGTTAGTCCTTGTAGAATGTACGGAGTAGAACTTATCCAGCTCCATCGTAAGGGCAAGATAGTCATCTTGTTTCCATTGATTAACCTCTTTCGAGAACTGAACCAAGGAACCAACCACATACATAAGTTTATCTAAGTCGCTAAGGAATAGAATCTTAAGTGAATTAGTATCTATTTGTTTTTTCTTCCTTGTCTCCATTCCGGTATTGTTATAGTTAGTGTTAGGATTATAAATAGAATTATCATAGAGCCTGAGAATCGTATTCGCACTCTTCCCTGATATCATCCTCAGCTACAAACTGCCCCTTGTCGTTTCTCCAAATGTGTAACTTGCCATCGTAGGTAACGGGACTATCTGTAGAGTCTTGCACCATATAAATAGTGCCCTCAGCATCCCACCTGTCTCCGGCATCAAAGTAATGCGTTCCGGCGAAGCCCATACCAGATTCTGAGTACCTAAGTTCCATATAAACTGCCTCATCTTTCAATACATTGGCTATATGGTCAAACCAATTTGTAGGCGGAGCCCAAGCCGTAGTAAAGTGTATTCTTATTTCCGTCATTTCAGTAACTCCATTTTTATAAATTTTCTGACTAATATCGTACACATCAGCATCCCACTTAACTCCCCAATTCTTTATGTTCCATTGGTACCAATCCGTACATCCGTATTTCTTCAAATACTTATTGAACATTTCTTGAGTCATTGGCAAACCCTGCCAAGGCATCTCGCCTTTTTTCTTTCGTTTAAGGAACTCTTTTAACTCCTCCTTAGTGACTACCCTCGCGGGAGCCGAAGTGCCGCGTAAGGGCTCCGGAGTGGGCAATGCGGCCTCAAAAGAGAATACCTTGCCACCCAAGGAGGCGCAATCCCATCCGCCCGAAGATTCCTTCGGTTCTGTAAATAATAATTTAGAAATAATATCATTATACGCATCAATGGTACAATGAAGTTCTAGTGTGTTGTCGCAATAATTTGGCATAGTTTCTATTTATTTTTATTTGTTAATTTTTTATTGTTCATATCCGTAACTATTCAACACTTCATAGATTTCCTTGAAATCTTCGGTCAATGATTGTAACTTGTCCTCGACTAAATCAAACGCAATAAGTTTATATAAAACAGCTCCACCTGCTGCACCTCTAAATTCACCTACTGATTCAAAGAACTCTTCGTACTTATCAATCATCTTTTCAAATTCTTTTTTCATATAAATAATTAATGGAAAATTAAACCAACCTTACCTGTGGGGTTGTACCACTTTGTAGCAAACAAATCGTACTCTGAGGCATCAATGTATCCCGCAGATAATAAAGCATCCTTTGTCTTAAATACCTGGCTATGACGCTCGGTATCTTTGTCAATAGTATCGACAAGTTTACCACCATCAGAGAATATAAAGTCAAAGTTATAGGGCATATCACTACCCCGAACGATATTCAGAGAATTAGTGTAAGCATAAAAGTTTACACTTGGATTCTCCCTTGCGACAGAATACCACTTCTCTAAATATGCAGGGGAATAGAAATCACCGCTATCGTGTACACGCACAAATTCTGCACGTTTCTTTCTAACTTCCTTGGACATAATCTCAACGAAGTTATCTTCTAATGTAGCCTCATATCTTTTCTCAAAAACAGGGCTTACATTGCTCCATATATATGCACCCTTCTGTGCATAACAATACTTCACACATTTGTCGGCAAAAGGACAAATCATCTTGCCAGTCTTCTGTGATTTATAGGCAGTAATACCAAAGTTAAATAGTCTAACTCCGAACTTCTTGCCTGTCTTTTTAATCTTAGAATTCTGTGTTAATAGTTCCATAGTATTACGATTTATAGGAAAAGTTTATATATTCTTTTTTCTGCACCCGCATTGATATAATACGCTCAGGGTGAATAGAAGTATATCGCTTTCGGTTATTATCCCAAATAACGAGCATAGTATCCGGAGCAGTACGCTTGCCTCCTCGTAGAAACTTATGGACACCAAACCTACCATTTATCTGGGTAAGCGAGCCGTCTTTCTTGCAGTATAATGCTCCGAATATAGTACCGGACATTTGTAGTTTTTTCACAATACTTTGTAGATAAGTGACATCACCACCAAGTATATTTCTAAAGTCTAATTCTTGTGTCATTTTGTGTGTGTTTATTTGTTATTTTAAGTCAATCAATTTTCCGTTCCATTTCTCACCATTTAAGTACCATTCCCAATTCTTTTGATTTATACTAACTTTGGGGATTGCATTTAGACGCTCCTTAGTAGTTCTACTGAACCATCCGCAGGTCTGTATAGATATAGTTCCCTGTGGGTCATTATATTTATAGGCTATCGGGTTATTGTGCAACTTTAGTACAGACACATTCGCCAATACTTCTACCTGCATATTTCCTTTCTTAAACTTCCTTGCGCTCATAAAAGCCGCTACTGATTCCTGTGTTAATTTATTCATAATTTCTATTTTTAATAATTGTTAGTATCTATATCTAAATCCTCAGAGTATCCCTCCAGGATTTCCTGTAGTCTTGTCCTTAAATCATCGGGTAAATCGTACAACTTCCCATTAACATTTAGTCTTGGATTCCTATCCCAAATTCCATAATTACCGGATTCATCATCTACATAAATACGTAGGGAGAAATCTATACCTATCTCTATTCCGTAATCCAAGAAATCCGCATTGGTTTCCTCTATCGATATGCTTGAAGTTTTCATATTTATTTTGTGTTAATTGTTTTCTAAAATCTTGCTAACTAAATCCCAGTAATGGAACCCCTCACGGGTGGAGTCAAAGGTGAAGGCTCCGTATAGGTCGAACGATTCGTACAAATACCCCTCGGCCTTGGTTTTTCTTACAATATAATGAAGGTAACCTGAATCATCATCAGCCCCCAAGTTGTCATAAATCTTGTCTAATATGTTTATCGCTTCCTCACTACCCACTACCTTAAATAGTTTCCGGTATAGGTAATTGTGAAGTTCCGTACTTTTGAATTCTGTGTAGTTCATAATCTTTATTTTTATTGGTTAAAATCTTGGTGTAGCCAAAGACCAACGTACGGACTCGACTTGTTCACAGGCTAGCATCTCCAGAATATGCGCGTACTCTTTAGTTCTTTCGGGATATTTGCACCACTTCCGACTAACCATTTGATAGTCTTCTCCGGTTCTTTTGATTGAGAAACTATAAAGTTCCAGGGTTCTCTTACTTCGCATCTTTGAAAAGTTCTTTAAAGGTTTGTACTCCCTGGGATATTACCAAAGGAACGAGTATAACGGCTGCAATTAGCATCAATAGTTGTAAAATATGCATAACTTATATTTTTAGAATTAAACAAAAAGAAAGGACCACAAACAAAGATTTAGCCTATGGGTATAGGTATTCCTTGTCGTAGTCCGTTGAAAGGTGGTCGCCCTTATTCTACCGAAGTAGTTCCGCGCCTCGCGCCTATGTTGGTGGTTTACTTGTTCCGCTTCGCCCTTCGGTCGTTCCGTTGCGCTTCCGCCCGGTCTAATTTGTGGCTATGCTTTTCATCTACTATAATGGCGTGAACCATTGCAGCGGCCTTCTTTACTTGGCCCTTGCGTACCTTTGCGCTCGTTATTTCGGCGCGTGTATTCTTGCCCCGCGTTGATTCGGCGGCAATGTAGTAACCCGCCGCGCTCACTTGCTCAATAGGTATTGAATTGCTTCCAAGGCTTCGGCTTGAGTCCAAGATGCGGGCACTATCTTTTGCGTTTTAATATAGCCGCTTGCGTCCATACCTTGCACGAAAATAGGCGAACCCTTTGACAAGGTGAGGAACCTTCGACCTATCTTGTCTTGCTTCCGTAGTCCGTTAAATAGCATATTTAAGCCGGTCGGTAGGTCTTGGGCACTTATCTTTGGTACTCTTTTGCCTGTTGCTGTTGTTTGAAAAATTGTGTACATTTTGTGGGGATTTTGTGTGTTTTGTTTTGTGTTGTGTAGTCCGTGCAAGTTCAAAAAATTACTCCGCGTTTGTTTGTTTTGGTTGCTTCGTTAGTTTCTTTTCTTGCTCTTGTTGTTGTTGCGGTCGTTCCGCTTATCAAATGTACGCTAAAGAAAGTTTCAAACAAATTTTTTATATGTTGAACGGAAGAAGTTTTGATGGGGTGTCTAACTGACCACTAAGTACGGGGGGAATGAATCAAAAACGACTCCCCTCCAAATCATTCACATTTTCTCTGTCTATTATTATACTACTATAGAATACTCTATACGAGTATTCTAGTATTATTACATTTATATTATTACAATATATAGTAATATAGAAAGTATACTATAGATAGTATACTATATATAGTATACTATTATACAAACTTCTTTTAGTAATTCATAACGTAATTCATTGTATATTTGCTTATGGAACTAAGAGAACTCATTAGAGAGCTGCTAAGGCACAGTATGCCCAAGGGTGACCTGAAGGTTGCTTTGTTTGACTTTCATAACTCTATGGTAGGCCAGAGTGCCTACATCAAGGTTGTGGAGAACCCCAAGACTGTTTGTGGTTCGTGCATTCAGAGGGTGAAGGCAAATGTTATGAAATACTACCACTACGAGTACGAGCCTAAGTTCGATGACGAGTTCTACTTCTCTTTGAAGTTTGGTGTAAATTCAATTCCTGTGTATGTCCTCCATAAGAAACGCTAAGAACGAAGTTGTCTCTGGCAGGGGCGCGGGGTTGACTCCTTTGCAGGAGCAGTTCATCGAGAGGGTGCGCGAGGAGGGGTTCGAGCATCAGGGTAGTATTGCGAAGGAGCTAAACTATACGAGCTACTACAGGGATAGGAACAACTATGGTACTGCTTTTTATTTGGCCTTGCGAAGCGCCATAAACAAAACCGAGGAGAAGGTAGAGGCAACCAAGGGTATGAACCTAGAGCTTCTTGTCAAGATACGCGATGAGGCTATGAGCACTGGTGATGTCAAGATGGCGATGGAGGCTATGAAGATGATTAACGATATGCAGGGCTTCAAGGCCCCTGTGAAGGTGCAGCAGACTAAGATTGATGTTAAGGCAACCATAGACCTCACCCAATCGAACCAAGACCTTAGTGGGTACATCGACATAGGCTACGAGGATGAAGATTAATCTTTACAACCCCTCGGCCCCCCAGAGGGACTTCCTTGACCTAATACATAAGGACAAGCCTTTCATCTCTCTTGTTGTTGCTGGTCGGCAAACGGGCAAGACTTTTATGATGATGAACGATGCTGTTATGCGTGGGCTCAATAATCCTCGACAGCGTATGTTCTGGGTCAGCCCTATTCAGGACCAAGCGAACAAGGTGATGAAAGACATCGAGGCGGCGTTTATAAACCACCAAGATTTGTTTATGCAGATTGTAAAGCGGTTCGACAGGAAGAACAATGAGATGTTTTTCCACAACGGCAGCTTTATCAAGTTCCGCTCTGCCGATTCAGGGGACAACCTTCGTGGTGCAACTCTTGACTTCATATACATCGATGAGGCTGCTTTCATAAGCGAGGACTTCATAAACGAGGTCCTGCTGCCTATGGTTACCCGGACAAGCGGTAGGGTTGTTATGTGCTCGACCTTCAATGGCAAAAACTGGTATTGGGACAAATATGTGCAGGGGATGGAGAAATCCAACTGGGAGCAGATAAAGTCCATAAAGAGGACATACCTAGACCTAAACGATGAGGGTGTCGACAAGACTGTGCTCGGTATCAAGCAGAGTATGACAAAGGCTCAGTTCGACCAAGAGTTTCTGTGTAAGCCTGTGAGTGGAGACGCTCTGTTCCACAACATCGAGGATGCTGTACGGCAGGCTGCGCCAAACACAACCGAACGAGTATATATGGGGATGGACATAGGTGTTGCCTATGACTACACCGTTCTCACTGCTCTAAATCAAGATTATGACATTATTGACATTGACAGGTTCCAGTACCGCGAACTTGCTATGGATGCTAGTGCGTTCAAGAATCGCATCAAGGACTTCTATCTGAAGCACGATGAGCATCTGATGGCCTGCTACTTTGAGGTCAACAACAACGACCTGCTGTTTGATGAGATAACCGATGACGACAGGATGTACAAGATGCTGCCGTTTCACACCACAGGGCAGACCAAGCCAGAGATTATAAAAAATCTTATAAAGCTGTTTGAGGACAAGAAGATTACCATCCCAGACAACCTTGACCTGATAAAGGAGCTTTATGACTTCAAGAGCAAGAGAAACCCAATTACCGGGAATATGCAGTTCTCGAACTCTATGGGAAAGCACGATGATATGGTGATGTCTTTGGCTATTGGGGCGTGGTGTGCGTTCAAAGAACAAGATGGTGGTGTAACAATGTTTTTATGAAATTCGGACTAAAGTTAAAAATGGCGGCAGCCGTAAAGAGGGATGAACTAGAGAAATTTCTACAGGAAATATCTGCAGTTGAAAAGATAGATGTAATACGAGCATCAGAAGCCTTCGAGGATAGCCGTTTTAGGTCCATAGACGCATCTTCTATAGCCGAACGGTATAAGGTGTACACTGACATCACGAAGATGTCTCTAACGCAATTTATTTTATTGGAGTACGCAATCAAGGCTGACTTCGATGAGGCGAGAATAGCGAGCATAGTAATAAGGCCGAAAGATGAGCTCGACTTTGACAACACCGACCAAGAGAAAGAAGAGTATTTAATTTCTTTGATATTCGATGAGGATGCACTAGCCGTTTCACACATCATATTAAGTATGATGAAAAACAGAGACTATGTCCTATTCACTAAATTTGATGGTGTCATATACAACAAGATTGAACCAGTAGAGGGTGAAGAAGAAGAAGAGGATGAAGAGCCGGATACATTTAACGAGCGTTGGTTTTGGTATTCCATTGTTCGCTCACTCGCAAACGAAGACCTAACCAAGTTTGAATTTGTTTATGATATGAAGATGTCTGATGTTCTAGTCGAGATGGCTTACAGGGTTCAACTCGCAAGAAGGCAAGAAGAGCAGCGCAGAGCAGAAGAGGCCCGTAGGCGATAATTTGTAAATTAACAAAAGCATTAATGACCACTCTTTTCGATTTTTATAAGCAAATCAAGGGCTTTGTCGAGGGGCATCGGATGATTGACAAATTCAATATTATCGGCTCCATTGAAGAGGTCGATACTATAAATGTTGAAGCAAGGTCTCTTTTTATCTCAATAGAGTCAAGCAACATCTCACACAGGAACAACACAAACACCGTAACATTCGCTCTGTTTGTAGTTGACAAGTGTCTGTCTGATGACCAAGACTCTTTGGTAATATCCACTCAGGAAAACATTTTTGTTGTTGGTCAGGTTCAGGACTTCATCTTGAGCCTTGACAACGATGTGGAGTTTGATGAAATCAATATGGCTCAATCTCCAAGTGGAGATTATAACCTAACGGCAGCTATTTGCACATTCTCAGTTGACTTTGACAAAAACATTGCCTGCACAGACTACTCGCTAAACTCCACCTACGTTCAGAATCAGCAGAGCTTGTTCTTTGAAACCGAGACTGGGGCCATTGGAACTTTTTACGTTGCTAACGCAGGAATTATATATGCGATGCAAGCGCAGCCGTCTGGCAACTTTTCAGCAAGCATTATAAATACAACCATTGGCTTTGACTTATTAGTTGAGATTTCGAGCACAAATGATGAGGTTCATATCATTGAGACACCAGTATCTGGAAGTACAACAGTGGTAATAAATCAAGACATTGACCAATACTTCGCGACAAGCGGAACCCTTTCGGTAAGGATTTGGCAGCAAGACGCAACAGGAAACAAATACGTCAAAACTATTGACCCAGTAACATACGAGTCGACTACCTTCAACTTTATCAAATAATGAGCGCCAGAAGGCAAGGCGGTCAGCTAAGGGCAATACTCATTCGCAAATTAAGGTCTTCTGGACTTAATGAGGCGATGGTTGACATATTGCAAAAAAACAATCAAGTATACACTGGCACATTGTCTCAGTCAATCCTAAGAAGGGACTTAGCCAAGAACCTTAGTATTTCTTATAAGATTAACAAAGACATTGACATTATAGAAAATGTTGTTGTTAGGTTTGTAAACAGAGTATCGGAACCAGACTACGCGGCGCGAGTGGAAAAAACACTAGGCGCAGTAAAAGATAAAAATACAAACGTAAGCGCTAGGGCTATTGAGAGCTGGATATTCGCAAAGGTGAAGAACGGAACGTGGAGCAATGAGAACGGGGCAAACTATAAAAAAGGTAACGGAAGAGGCAAAACATATCTTTACCCACTATCCAATAAAAAGGCGCGCGCTAGTTTGGCGTTTGTCATCGCCCGCTCCATCAACAAAAAACAAATACTAAAGAACAGAAGTCCATTCTTGGTAAACCCAGCGATTAACCTCCGTGCTGAATTTGCGATTTTATCAGGACTAGAAGAGTTTAACGGATTGTGGCTACAGGACCTAGGCGTTGAGTCAATCAACAAAGTAATTAGTATATTTCAATAAGTAACAACCAAATATAAAAGGTTACAATGGCTAAAGAGCAATCATTCGAAGATGTAAATAAGAAGATAACACTTCTTAGTATAAATCTTCAAAAAATACTTGGGCAGTACGCCAAGCTTAAGTCGGAGGGAAAAACCTTTGCTGAGATTAACGAACTGCTTAGCAAGAATATTGATTCTTTGAGCAAGAGGGTTGTAAGCGTTTCAAACGCTACGGCTCGCTATGGTAAGCAGCTCAATGTAACTGACGAACAGAGAAAGATTACAAGTGGAAACCTAACTAGAGCGGCAGCAATCCACGAAAAACTTACCACGGCGGTAAATAAGACTCGCGTAGCTGAAGAAAAGGCAACCACATCCACAAAGGGATTCGGCGATGGTCTGAAGTCAACATTCTCCGGTCAATCAATAGGTAGGGCAATAGGAAGTGTTTTAAAGTTTGTCGGTGTATACCAAGCCCTCTCTCTTGTCACCAATGCGGTAAAAGATGTCACGATAGGGTCAATAACAGCATTTATTAAGTTTGAAGATTCTATTGGCAAACTTAGGGCCGTAACGGGCTCCACTTCGGAACAGACTATTGCTATGACTTCAGCAATCAGAGAGACTGCAATTCAAACTAGATTTACCTCTGATGAGGTTGCTTCTTTGGCGATAGAGTTGGCTAAACTTGGCGCTTCATCCAGTGAAATTCCAAACCTTATTCTTCCAATTGCAACGGCAGCCCAAGCGATTGGGGCAAGCTTGTCTGAGGTTGGTGAGGCTGTATTTAAGGTAAATAATCAATTTGGCCTTTCTTCGGCAGAAACCGCAGCTACGGCTCAAATACTAGTTTCCGCAATTAATGAATCGGCATTATCGCTTAGTAGTTTTACTACCGCAATGCAATACGTTGGTCCACTTGCGGACCAAGTTGGTTTATCATTAAGTGAAACGGCATCGTTTCTTCAGGTTTTATCAGACAACGGATTTACCGCTTCAAGGATTGGTACTGGCCTTCGTAAAATCTTCATTGATATTAAAAAACCCGGAGAGGACCTTGCCGTAACACTTGAAAATCTAGCAAAACAAAATATCAGTCTTTCGGAAGCAAATGAGCTTGTTGGAAAAACAGCTGCGGCGCAGTTGATAACAATTCTCAGAAATTTAGATGCCTTTAAAGAAGCTGCGGATGAGTCAACTCGTCTGACTGCCTCGTTAAAGGCCTCTGCTGCTCAGATGTCAACAACCGCCGGGACTATAGATATATTGAAAAGTTCTTATGAGGATTTAAAAATATCAATAGGTGCCGCACTAACCAGCTCCGAGCTTTTTACCGAAGCAATTGGATTTGTTTTCCCACAGGCTGAAAAACTTGTCAGGGGGTATAAACTCATAGATGAAACACTATCAAGCAACAAGGGTGCTAAAATAGCAAGAGAAGAATTAGAAAAGCTATCAAAGGGAACGATTGATTCGTTTGCAGTCCTTGAAACGAGTTTTGAGATATTGAGAAAAAGCGCCCCTTCCGACCCGTTGGTTGTTCTTTTTCAAAAGCTACAAGACGCTAATTTTGGTCTTGCTAAGTCTCAAGACATACTCTTTCAGGCTACTAAAAAAGGTGGACCTGCATTTGACAGGTACTTAAAAAACTTTATAGGCCTAGGTGATGATTCAAAAGCAATTACAACTGCCCTAAACCAAACTGGAATAAGCATTGATGAGCTTCAGGATAAATTCATAGCCTTCCGTGGATTTCAAGAAATTATCGGTGACCAGGCTACGGAAACTCAAAAGGCTGCAAAGATTGAATCGGCGAGGAATGCAATACTTGAAGAATTTGAAGACCGTATAAATACTATTAAAAGAATTGAGGCGAGAGACCCAGCGGCTGCTGGCCTAGCATCTCAAAAGCTAGAACTTGAAATTAGGGATAAGTTAGTCAAGGCTCAGGAAATCCTGAACAAAGAAACCGAAAAAGGGATATTTGCAGACAAAGAAGAGGTTTTAAACCTTACTGGAAAAATCAGTGGCTACGAAAAGGTTATTCAATCCATATCTGAATTTGGAGACATAAGTGATGAGCAGGCAGCTGCGGATAAAAAAAGGCGCGAGGAAGAAAAAAAGGCCCGTGAGGACAAGGCGAAGGCCGATGTTGACGCAATAAAAGACCGTAGGGATAATATCAAGGAAGAGCTTAAGCTAATCAAAGAGCAGCGCGATGCTGAAATAAAGCTAGCAAAGGAAAGGACCGAGCTTATTCTTCAAGACCAAAGTATTAGTGTTGAGAAAAGGGCTGAAATTGAAAATGACCTTGCCCAGAGAATTGCCGATGCAAATAAAAAGGCTACCGATTCAATTGATGAGCAAATAACAAAACTTGGGCCTCTGTATGATGACGCAAGTAAAGCGGTAAGTGAGTTTGGTAAGGAGTTCCCAAACCTTGTTGATGATTTATATGAATCTATTGATGATGTTAAAAAGATTCTGGGTGATTTGTCTGGACAATTTACAACAACGTTTCTTGATGAGGCAAACATTGCTATAGATAAATCAAGGGGTATTCTTGACACCTATAAAAGGGAAGTACAAGATTTAAATGATAAGTTTGGAGAAAACGCCGGTAAAACAAAGGAATATTTTGATGCCCTTGATGGAATAACTGATAGCTTGTCTAAAGAACTTCAAACACTTGCTGATGGACTTGACACAAGTACAGAGTCAGGAAAAATAGCTTTTGATGTAATTCAACAGCTAATTGCCAAAGTAAAGAAGGAAGGCGCAAAACCAGATTTCGACTGGGGAGGCTTTTGGAAAGAAATCCTAGTTGACTCACTTAATCAAGCTCTTGATACCTCCATTGAAGCTATTGACCGATTCAATGAGATAGCTCTTGAGAACACTAGAAACAGACTTGAGGCTCAGAAACAGCTGATTCAAAATCAGGCAGACGTTGAAGATGATATCCTTAAGGCTCGACTTGAAAATCAATTAATATCTGAAACGGAATACCGAGCACAGGTAGAGAAAAACAGAAAGAAAGAAGCTCAATCTATAAACAGAATTGAAAAACAGATTTTTGATGCGGAACAGAAACGTGAGCGTCAATCTGCACTTCTTGACTATTTGTCTGCGTTGGGTTCAATCGTACCGGAATTAATTAAAGGTGGTGAGGCAAACCCCGTTGCACTCGCAATCAAAAGTTCTATTACTGCTGGATTTGCAACGGCTGGATATATAACCGAATTAAGGGCAATTAATACTAGGCAGTTTGTGCCTACTCGCTTTGCTGAAGGTGGTATTGTAAATGGCCCATCACACGCTGAAGGCGGTGTTCCTTTTTCTGTTCGTGGTCAAGGTGGCTATGAGATGGAGGGTGGCGAATACATTGTCAACAAAAAATCAACACAGAAGTACAAATCACTGCTTGACCAGATTAATGGAAAGGGAAATTCTAATTATAAGTTTGCCACTGGGGGTATTGTTAAAGACCCAGCGCAAGCGGTCACACGTCAAATTGAGTTGTTAGAGGCCATTGCTTCATCAAACATTTCAATGGTTGGTAAATTAGATAAACCGGTTCGTGCCTTCGTTGCTTCAAACGACCTTCGAACTGACGAAAACGCTCGTAGAATTCAAGAACGTAACTCTCAATTATAATGGCTATAGATATATTATATGACAACGGTGCTCCATTCGGCGCTCCTACTCAAGCGGGTGAAAATGGCGCTTTGCTAGACTATGCTGAAACAAATGGCGTAGCGTCTATAACCTATGAGGCCGGAGAGCCTGTGGAGTTTACTCCTACGGCTGGTGATGTAGCGATAATCTTCAACACAGCAGACCTAACAGACTTTGGTGTTTTTTATGTTACTGGCTCTACTATGGCTCCTATGATTGGAGACTACCCTGTATCAATAGGTGGTACAATTGACAAGAACTTTTATGCGTTTGCTAAAAATTCCGGAGAGTCTTATATGGTACAGATATACAGTTCGGACCTGTATTCTGATTTGACAGCTAATTTTGCAAACACTTTTAAGGTAAGCAGCCAGACGGAAAAGTCACACTACTCTGACCTTATGATTGCGTATTCAAAAAAGATATCTCATACTGTTATTTTGGACAACCTAAGGAGAAACTTTTGGAGCAGCAAAGATGCGCTGATGGCAGACACCATCTTCTTGATAGACAACTGCACCAACGGAAGCCCCAAAGCATACAAGGTGAGCATTAATGACGCTACCTTTGAGGTGTTTAATAACAAATTCAAAAGTACAGTTAGTTTTAACCTAGCGTCAAGCAAGCTGTAATTTATAGGTATGAGCTACAGACTAAGAGTAAACAATCAGTTCCTTGATTTATTTCCCAATCAAGAAATTGCTATTGGCGTGGATTACTATGACACCACAAACATAGATTCCATAAAAATACCATTTAGCTTTAACGCTGAGGTTCCATACACCGACAAAAACAAAACCGTATTGGGCTACAATGATGTCAACGGTTATGGTGGTATTCCATTAACAGAGTATAATTATCAGGTATATAAAGGTGATGACATTATATCATCTGGAAGGTCTAGGATTCAGTCTGTGGTGATAAACTCTCTTGAGCCTATATTCAGCCTTGAGCTAAAGGATAAAGTTTCTGAGTTCTCTAAGGCGCTTAGGGATCTGAATATTGAAGATATATACAATGATGCTTTTTCTACTCAGGTAAGGACTTTATCGACATACTTATCCAACAACCAAGGCTACGACCAAAGAGACATCGAGATACCATTTATTGATTTCGACAACATTCAAAAAACAACAGGATATGAATCACGTCAATTTACTTCGTGGGGCACTAGTGGCAAGAAGTTTGGTCTTATGCCAGCACTTAGAGTCATTGACTTTATTGACAGGGTATTTAACGCAACTGGCCTAACATACACCTCTAAGTTTATTTCTGGTACGGGTTCTTGGGACCCAAGGAATCTCTATATACTTTATCCAACGTATCTATCCGCAACCCCGGCAAGCAAGCGAGAAAGTTTCCTGTTCCCATTTCCGTACAATGTTCAAGTAAACACAGACCAAGATATTGCGATTGAGGTAGAGGTAAACAACAATCAATGGACCACGATTCCAAATCAAAACTATAAGCTTACTGAAAAAGAAACATACGAACCCTTTGGCCCAACCAACTACGCTGTTGGTGAATCTTTAATTTCAAGAGAGTATGGGGACCAAGTAAGAAAGTCTTCCGGAGTTACTGATTGGGGTGATGAGAATGTAGGATATGTATCTTACGGTTCTTCGTTTAATGCAAAAATCTCATTTAACTCTGGAACGGTAACAATAGCTAACCTCAGAACCTGCATTTTTTCTTTAGATGGGGAGTACGATGGTCAAATCATACCAGAGTTTATTGAGGGTGTGGTTTTAAGCTCTCAGGCCAATTTTAGGCCATACGTTCTAATCTATGAATCGTATACTACGGCAAGTCAACCAAAATACATAATCCCTATGGTTGATGTTAACGGAGCCCAAATAACTCTTTCCGTTTCATCTGTAGCGCTTAACTCGAACCCTATTGATTTTATGCCGTTTTCTATTGCGTCAGACAACGCAAGCACATTTGTATTTAATACGTTTACGGCAAAAATTGACAACACGATTCCATACGAAATAAACGGAGGAAGCACTTACTCTTACGCCATTGGAGTATATATGGAGGGTACGCTTTTTTGTAATACCGCAAGCCACGGATTTAATCAGGATGATGAAGCATACCTGTTTAATTTAAAAACAAATAGGGGGATAACTCAACTTGATATTGTAAAGCAAAGAACTTTCGGATACGACTGGTCTGTTCTTGGAATTAAGATTGATAATATTGGAAGTGTTCCTGCAACAGTTCCAAATGACAACTTTCAATTCAAAGAATCATTGTCCAACAATAAGTCTTATGGTGTCTATGACATTATGATAGACATTATGAAACGCTTTGGGCTTAGTCTAATCTATGACCACACAAGCGATAATATAATTCTTGACAACCTAAAAGACATAAGACTCACAACGGCTGCAATGGATGGGTATCTCGATACGCTAAAACCATTTGAGGTAGAGTCTGGAGTAGTTCCTCCAAAGACATTAAAGCTTTTAAACGAGGCTAAAAATGGTATATACGACAAGACAGATGCTGGACTTGCAGTTGGTAGCTTTGATGGTGTTTGGAAAGCAAATGGTTCTGGAGAAAAGTCTTTGGAGTTTAAGACATCCTTGATTAACTCAATAGATAAGTCTGTGTGTGGTCCTGAATTCTTTAACGACCCGATACTAATAAGTGATGGACTTGTTGCCATTCAAGAAGTTGGCAATATAAAAAATGAAATACCCGACTACGACAGTGTTGGACTTAGGATATTTTATTTAAGGGAGCCTAACTTCGGCACTACGTTAAGGTATCCCGTATTCCGTGAGTATAATAATTACGGGCAAAGGATTCGACAGATTCTATACAAGAGTATGGGGACTTACTTACTCCAAGGATATCCCGTTAACTCACTATCTGGCAATCAAATAGATTTACGATTCGCCCTTGCGAATGGAACGACAACAGCAGCCTACAACTACTTAGTTAGCACAGAGCGCTTTGCAGCAAACGAAAAGAGCAAGATGTCCTTTTATGCTGCAATACCAGATACTATGTTCCAAAGCGGAGCGCTTTATAAGAAGAAGTTTACATTTAACAAAACGGATGAAAACTTTATTGTAAACTCATTAACCGATGCTAAAATCTATGATGGATATGTGTACGGCAAATTTGAGGTGATTTTTGTAGATTAATCAGATGGCAAAGACTTATAACGATTACCCGGTAGCGGCTTCAAACAACGCAAAAAGAGCTTTGGCTTGGCGTGAGAAGTACGGCGATGAAGTAAAAGGAGGAACCTCTATTGGTTGGACACGCGCTAATCAACTGGCAAGCCGTGAGTCTCTTTCGTATTCTACAATTGCTCGTATGGCAGCATTTAATCGCCATCGTCAGAACAGCGCCGTAGACCCTAAGTTCGCATCCACACCTTGGAAAGACAGGGGCTATGTTGCTTGGCTTATATGGGGGGGCACTAGTGGCGTAAACTGGGCTATCAGAAAGGCAGAGTCCATTCGTAACGGTCGTTTCTACAGTCAGGAAGATAAGGAGATGGTAGAGGGCATCGCGAGCATTGTACGCTCAATTGAAGACCTAAAGAACCGTATGAAGACGGCAAAGAAAGAGTATCAGAACTTAATCGCTGAAGGGGTGGAGATTACTCTTGAGGAGTTCCTTAAGATGGTTGACCTAAACTAAAATTGTATATTAACGAAGTATGAAAAAGATTAACGAAAAGTTACCCATTTACGACATTGTTATGAAAGACAATGAAGAGAGTGGTATGTACCGTATTTCGTTGGTTACAAACCCTGCAATCCAAGAAAACTTTATCTACTTCTCTGAGGAGAAAAAAGATATGTTCTTTGTGGATGAAGAAAAGGGTATTGTTGTTGGGCCTGTTATTGTTCCAAACAAACCAATCTTTCGCAGTGCAGAGACAGGAGGCTATTATGTCCAGTTCTCTGTCGATACAATTGAAAAGATGATGCGTAGTTACGCAGAGAAAGGTCTTCACAACTCTTTTAACATCCAGCACCAGTATGAGACCGATGAGGTTTATATGTTGGAGATATGGATGAAGGAGTCTGAAGAAGACAAGAGTAAAATGTACGGTTTCGATTTACCAGTCGGAACTGTATTTGCTAAAGCATACGTCAAGTCACAAGCAATTCGTGATGAGATTAAAGCTAGCGGCCTTAATGGTTTTTCTATTGAGGTTAAAAATTTTGATATGGTAGAACAAAAATTCGAAAGTAATATGGATTTCAAATTCGCTGTTGAGCTTGGTGAGCGTCTCTCAAACCTAGAGGCTAGCATTAACAAGCAAAACGAAACAATCGCAACCTTAATGGAACTTTGGGCTGAGTCGCAAGAGCAGTTCAACGAAGTAGTTGAGGCCAATGAAGAGCCCGCTGTAGAGCCTGCCGTAGAGGTAGCTGAAGAGCAAAACGTAGAACTCTCTGAAGAGCCAGTGGCGGCTGTTGAGGAAGTAGTTGTAGAACCAGTTGTAGAAGTACAACTAGAAGAGGTAGAGGATGCCTCTGTCGAAGAAGCCGAATTGACTTTGTCTGCTGAACAAGCTGGCGAAGAAGAGGAAGCAACGGTCGTTGATAAGACGATTAAATTCGA